AATTACTATATACAAAGACTCTTCTCCGTATCTCTACCTTACAGAATATTCTGGGATATACGCAAATATATTTGACTCTGATTATGTTCGTGGAGCAATTGTTCCAATAAACAAGGCCAAAGAAGATGAGTACTACATTAATGGTTTTCAGTTTTGGTCAAGAAGTCCTTTGAAAATTTTTCCAACAACCCCTTTTGTTATTGCTAAAATAAAAACAGAAACGTCAGATGTAGATCTTTACCTAGAACCATTAGACGGGGGAAATAGAGCATTTCTAAAGTCATACGATTACAGCACAGGGGAAGAGCTTCAAGATCTACAATTTTACCAAGACGGGGAAAAGGTAAATTATCCAGTACTATATCCAAGACAGTGGTCATCGGTAACACTTGGTTTCCTTAACCCAATAACATGTGACAACTTCACTGGCAGATTAGAACTATATTCTGGACTAGTCTTTAATAATATTATTGAATATAAGTTTGCAAACTTTTTATTGAACACAAGTAAAAGAATTGAAAAGAAGTGGTTCCAAGTCTATATTAATGACTCCGCTGATCCAGCTGAAATAAATTCCTGGCAAGATGCTTACGATGGAGAGGTAGGTTCTTCAGGGGCTTCTTGGAAGGGCTCAACCTATAAGTCAGTCCCAGATCAAAGAACAATTGATGGAGAGTATGAATATAACAGTCAGCTAGGAATATCTGTCTCTGTTACAGATGACATTTCTTCTTTAAGCGTTTATTCAAACGGTTCAGATGTGTTCACAGATGTTAAATGGAAAACCTTTGAAGTCTCTTCTTTCTAGGACTTGACCTTTTCCTGCATCTACAGTATAATGAGAAAAACGATTGGAGTTTTATGGATATTCATCCTACAGTTTGTTTCCTTACATACGACTGGTCATTTGGCACAAAACCCTTGCAACCAAACGGTTGTGCTTGGTATCGCTGCTTCTTGCCAATGAAAGAACTAGAAAAGAATGACTGGGATACTGCAATTGGATTTCCTGGATGGAATAATGAACATGGTTTTGGATTGCTGGTTCCAGACAAAAAAGCTATTCATGGTTGGGACATAATTGTTCTTAAATTAATAATGCTTGAGTCAGTTGCTTCTAAAATATTGGAAGCAAAAAAGATGGGGCAAAAGATAGTTGTAGACATTGACGATTGGTTTGAGGGTTTAGAAAAAACCAACATGGCTTACACTACTACAGATCCTAAGAATAATCCTAATAATAATAGAGATCACTACATGTTTATTATTGAGAATGCAGATGCAATTATTACTTCTACCCCATTCCTTTATGATTTTTATAAAAATGAAAAGGGTTTTAATAATGTATTCCTTGTTCGTAATGGTATAGACATAGATCGTTGGAAACAAAGAAAAGATCATTCTCGTGGACTCCCCAACCTAGGATGGGTAGGTGCTACTCCATGGAGATCAATGGATCTAGAAACATTGTCACCTTGGATTGGTCAATTTATAGAAAGCAACCACCTATCCTTTCATCATTCTGGAAATGTTATTAATGCTCCTGTGGCTTCTAATCAACTTGGAATACCAAAATCAGTAAAAACAACAAAAGAGCCAATGAAGCCAATTCACTATTACCCAGAACTTTTTAGAAAAATTGATATTGGTCTTGTTCCTCTTAACAATGTAAGATTTAATTATGCAAAGTCTGGAATCAAGGGGCTTGAGTATAGTGCTGCTGGTGTGCCATGGGTTGCCTCTTACAGCCCTGAGTACGCCATTTTAGAAGAGCAGGGTATTGGAAGAGTAGCAAACAATGAAAGAGAGTGGATAGGCCACTTAGAAGAGCTTCTAGACCCAAAGGTTCGTAAAGAAGACGTTGAGAGAAATATGGAAAATATTAAAAAGTATCAGTCTATGGAAGTTCGCGGTAAAGACTGGAATGAAGTAATGCATCAAATCAGAGACCTATAGTAAAAACCCCCTACCGAATTGTCATTGCCACCAAATTATTTTCTTTGGTTGTTTTCCGATAGGGGGTTTAACTATTTTATTTTATTTGCATGGGTACTTGTTGTACCAGCTTACATATCTTTCATAGATAGAGCGAGGTGACCACTCTGCCTTCCAATTTCCATGACCATCAATATCCCACATATACCATGTCTTTCCACCTTTGGATTTCTTATATGCGATTTGAGTATTGTAATCTCTTGTAAGCAATTTCTTTGAGTCCCACCAAGATGCGTCTTTATGTGCATAATGGTTAAACTGGAACATTCCATAATCATTGGTTGATGAAATTGTCTTTTCATTTCCACCAGATTCTCTCATAACAATTGCCCACGCTTCGCGTAAGTTTTCGCCACGGAATCCATGTTTGTGAAGATGTTTCACCAACCAGTTCTTACATATCTTATTCTTTGGCTTTTCAACCTTTGTAACTTTTACGACAGGCTGAATAGCCTCCGCCGTGCTCGGTGCAGACTTAGCATACACCTGTTCGTTGGTAGCATTAGCCAAGTTTGTAGATCCAGAAAGAACCATCGTCATAACTAATACACCTCCTAGCAGTTTTGTTTTCATCTGTTTTCCTCCTTGTGCGGCGGCAACAACCTATCTAGCATAACATCAAAAGGTATGAATTGTCAAGTTTGTGGTCCTTTATGTTCTATTCTTAGGGGAAAAACCTATCTATTTTGTTTATAGATTAGATCTATTCCCTCCCTCCACCCTGTTATGGTATCAACTAGATAGTGCTTTGTCAATAACTGACTTAATATTTTCTATCATATTAGTCCCTGGGTGAATTACATCTCCACTGGCAATATCATACAGCACAACTTCTTCATTATCAAGTTCCCTTGGAATTAAAATTTGACTAGCATTTCCAAGAGGCGTTGCCTTGCCCCTCCTTACCAAATTGTTATATGTGTGAATGTCTTTGACTGTTAACTTCATTTTGACTCCTTTGTCTTTGTCTGGTAGAATTGACCTTACATATAATTCTAACAGAGGAAGTGTTTTTAATTGTCACTTATTAACGATCACGGGTCTATCAAAGACTTTTACAGAAACTTTATCCACATCAGCAGATACGCTCGCTGGATTGAATCAGAGAACAGAAGAGAGACTTGGGTAGAGACAGTAGATCGTTACATGTCTTTCATGAAAAACCATTTGGTAACAAACCATGGTTACAGCGAAAACGACAAGACTTTTGAAGAGATTCGTAATGCAGTTATTAATCATAAGATCATGCCTTCTATGCGTGCTTTGATGACCGCAGGACCAGCTCTTGACAGAGACCATATTGCAGCTTACAACTGCTCATTTATTGCAGTGGATAGTCCTAGAGCCTTTGATGAAGCAATGTATATTTTAATGAACGGTACTGGAGTTGGATTCTCTGTTGAACAAAAATACATGAGCCTACTTCCCGTTGTTGCAGAAGAACTCTACAAGACAGACACAGTTATTGTAGTAGATGATTCAAAATTAGGATGGGCAAAATCATACAAAGAACTTATTGCACTTCTTTATCAAGGACAAATTCCAAAGTGGGATCTAACTAAAGTTAGGCCAGCAGGAGCACGCCTAAAGACTTTTGGTGGAAGAGCATCTGGCCCAGATCCACTTGATTCTCTATTTAGATTTACTATTGATATTTTCCGCAACTCTGCTGGAAGAAGAATTAAATCAATTGAGGCGCATGACCTAATGTGTAAGATTGGAGAGGTTGTAGTTGTTGGAGGAGTACGACGTTCTGCACTAATCTCTCTTTCTAATCTTGATGATTTTGAAATGGCTAAAGCAAAGTCAGGACAGTGGTGGGAAGATAACGGTCAGCGTGCATTAGCTAATAACTCAGCGGTTTATAATATTAAACCAAATACCGCTCAATTTTTAAGAGAGTGGAGAAACCTATACGAGTCAAAATCTGGTGAACGTGGAATCTATAACATAGAGAGTGTTCGCAAGCACGTTGACAAGTTTGGTCGCCGTGACTCATCAAAGGTAATGGGTACAAATCCATGTGGAGAAATTCTTCTGCGTCCAAATGAGTTTTGCAATTTAACTGAGGTAGTTATTGAAGCAGATGACAAGGTAGAGGATTTAGCTGAAAAAGTTCGTTTAGCAACAATCCTTGGAACATGGCAATCAACATTGACAAACTTTAAATACATTAGAAAGACATGGAAGGATAACTGCGAAGAAGAAAGGCTTCTTGGAGTATCTTTGACAGGAATATATGGAAATAAAATTACGTCAACAAATAACAAAGATCTTCCAGGAATCTTGGATTCACTAAGAGAAGAATCTGTTTTGACTAATAGCCAAGAAGCAGAGAAGCTTGGAATCAATCCATCCCTATCTATTACATGCGTTAAGCCTTCTGGAACAGTTTCTCAGTTGACTGGGGTATCCTCTGGCATTCATCCTTGGTACTCAGAATACTACTTGCGATCAGTTCGTGGAGATAATAAAGATCCACTAACATCATTTCTTAAAGATGCTGGTATTCCAAATGAACCAGATGTAATGAAGCCAGAAGATACTACCGTTTTTTATTTTCCAATTAAGGCTCCAAAAAATTCAGTACTCACTAAAGATCTTACTGCAATTGATCATCTTGAAATGTGGAAAACATATCGTAAGCACTGGACAGAACATAATCCTTCAGTAACAATTAATGTTCGTGAGGATGAGTGGCTAAGAGTTGGGTCATGGGTATACGATAACTTTGATAGTGTTGGAGGAGTTTCATTCTTACCATCTTCAGAGCATACATACAAGCAGGCTCCATATCAAGAAATAACAAAAGAAGAATATGAGAAGTCTTTAAGTGAGATGCCAACAACAATTGATTGGTCAGTTCTTAGTCTTTATGAAACAGTTGATACAACTACTGGTAGTCAAGAGCTAAGTTGTACGGCGGGGGTTTGCGAGATAGTTGATTTCGGCTCAGCAGTTGCCTAAAATTAAGTAAGTCAGGCAAATTATGGTACAATGGTTGTCATGAACATGCCAAAACCCAAAATAACTGTCATAGAAAAACAAGGCAACGACGGAATCTACGTCTGGCAAACACCTGAAGGAAAGATTGTGACAGATGGAGAAGGAAACACTATGAATATTCCATCTCGTCGTGGGGATATTGAGGCAATGTCTAAAATTAGAAAAGCAGCAGCGTACTACGGTTTTCCAGAAGGAGAAGCCGTCTTTCGCGCAGGACAAAGAAGACTTACAGATGAAGAGCATTCAGAACAGCTCGATAGAATGAAGGATGGACTAATCCCTTCTGAAACCGATATTGGAGCTTGGATGGATGCATCAAAGGGAATTAAGAGGTATGGCAATGGATAATGAAATAGAGTACCGTGCAAAGATTGACAATCTAGATAAGAGTTCTACGAAGAAAGAGTCTTATGACGAATTCAATGCAGAAGTTGATCAAGTAAAAAAGTATGATGGTTTAGATGCAAACTTTAAACGCCGTGTATCAAGAATGACCAAAGTTTGGACAGGCGAACAAGATACAAAATCAAAGCAGTTACTTCCTTTACAAGATATTACAACAGCGTATGGACTTTTTGATGTTGTTATTCCACCCTATAACCTTGACGAGTTAGCTACATTTTTTGATAGCTCTTTTGCAAACCACTCATCAATCAATGCCAAGGTAGCAAATATTGTAGGACTTGGATACGGCTTTGACATTACAGAAGCTGTAATGGATAGACTTGAAGATGCAGACACAGATGATCAGTTGCGAAGAGCGCATAGAAAAATTGAGCGTGCTAAAAAAGATTTAATGGACTGGCTTGAATCTCGCAATGATGAAGATACCTTTACCCATGTTTTAGAAAAAGTTTGGACAGACTATGAAGCAACAGGGAATGGTTACATGGAAGTTGGTAGAACTGTAACTGGAGAAATTGGTTACCTTGGACATATTCCTGCGACAACAATCCGTGTTCGTAGATTAAGAGATGGATACGTTCAAATAGTTAATCAAAAAACAGTATTCTTTAAAAACTTTCAAGACAAAAAAACTCCAAACAATATTACCAATGATCCAAGACCAAACGAGCTTATTCATTTTAAGAAGTACACACCTAGAAATAGCTACTATGGTATCCCAGACGCTTTATCATCATCAATGGCTATTGTTGGAGATCAATTAGCTAGCAGATATAACATTGATTACTTTGAGAATAAAGCAGTTCCTCGTTATATTGTTACCCTCAAGGGAGCAAGACTTAGTGCAGAGTCAGAGGAAAAACTATTTAGGTTCATGCAGTCTGGATTGCGTGGACAGAATCATAGAACTCTTTTCCTACCACTTCCTGCAGACTCACCTGATAATAAAGTTGAGTTTAAAATGGAGCCAATTGAAAATGGTATTCAGGACGGATCTTTCCAAAAGTATCATGTATCAAATACAAATGATATCTTAATGTCTCATCAGGTTCCTATTTCAAAAGTTGGTGGTGGACAAGGAATGTCTATTGCGGCGGCACTAGCAAATGATAGAACATTTAAAGAACAGGTATCAAGGCCAGCCCAAAGAATGTTGGAGAAGGTTCTTAATAAAATTGTAAAAGAAAAAACAGATATGTTTGATCTTAAACTAAACGAACTTACTCTTACAGATGAAAATACACAGAGTCAGATTGATGAAAGATATCTTAAGGCCCAGGTTGTTGTTCCAAATGAAGTTAGAATGAGGCTTGGATTGCCAATGAGACAGGGTGGACAAGATCCACTTCAATTAACTGCTCAGCAAAGAGCAGAGAATACTACCCAAAGATCACGCGACACAGAAAGACAAAATAATGCAACAGATGGTCCAAATTCTCCAACAGGAAGAAATGCTGGTGGAGAAGGTCGTACAACGCAATAATATATAAAATGTGATAAAATTACTAAATTATAACGATACAATGGTGACAAGATGAATTCATTAGAAAAAGCCTTTTGGAATACAAGCGGCGAAAACATTTCAATTCTTATGCCTATCCAAAAGATAGACGCAGAAAAAAGAATTGTTTCTGGTTGGGCGACAACAGATGTTGTTGACAAGCAGGGAGACATTGTTTCTATTGAAGCCTCAGAAAAAGCTTTTGACAGTTTTAGGGGTAATGTAAGAGAGCAACACACACCCCTAGCAGTAGGAAAAGTAGTTTCTTTTAAAAGAGATAAATACTTTGACAAAGAAAGCGGAGAAATTCATAATGGCATCTTTGTTGATGTATATGTATCCAAAGGTGCTCAAGATACCTGGCACAAGGTAACAGAAAGAATTCTTACAGGATTTTCTATTGGCGGAAAAATTAATGATACAGAAGATATTTATACTAAAGGAATGGATAATCCAATTAGAATGATTAAAGATTATGATCTTTTTGAGCTTTCACTTGTTGATAATCCAGCGAACCCTGACTCAAACGTTGTTTCTGTACAAAAGTTTAACGGAGCAGACATCCTTGAGAAAAACTACCTAGAGAATGTTTACTGGTGCAACTCAAGCGAAATGGTTATTATTAGCGAGAAGTCACAATATTCTTGCCCAAGCTGCGATAGACACATGACAAATATTGGTTTTGTAGAAAGCAGCGATACTTCTAAAGCAGAAACAATCGGAAATCTTATAAAGAGCTATACTGTAAAAGTTTCAGATGAACAATCTGATATAACAATGGCGGTTGACGAAGTAGCCAAGTCAATTGCTGACAACAATGAAAAGGAGGGGATTAATGTGGGAATTCTAAATAGAAATAAGAGTACAGATCCAGCAGAAGACTTAGTAACAAAGTCTGAAGAAGTAGCTGAAGAAGTTGCAGAAGAACTCGCCGAAGAAGTCGAAGAGATTGAAGAAGCAGTTGAAGAGGCAATTGAAGAAGTTATTGAAGAAGCAGCAGTAGAAGAGGCAGTCGAAGAGATTGTTGAAAAGTCTGCTGACGAGGAAGCTGTAGAAGAAGCTGTAGAGACATCCACAACTCCTGCAGACAGCGATGAAGACTTGGCGAAATCTGTAGATGAAATCAAGGATTCAGTAGTTGTTGCAGTAGCAGATCTAGCAGCAGCAGTAAAAAGCATTGCAGATAAGGTAGGGGAACTTACTGGCTCAGTTAATAACGTTTCACAAGAGGTAAAGGTTGTTAAAGGCAATGTTGAAGAGTTTGGACAGCGTGTATCCGCGATAGAGGAAGACACGGCTGTTCGCAAGTCTGGCGATCTTGGCGGGATCGTACAGGGAGAAAAAATAAGTAAATCGATGTGGGGCGGTCGTTTCCTCAATTCCGCCGACTTATATCGGTAATAAAACAGGAGGTGAAAAGTAAAATGTCAGAAGAAATTTTAGAAAAATCAGCAGACGCAGGCGTAGTAGTCTCTGGTGGTATTGGCGCAATTACAAATCCCGCAGCAGGTGATTTGGGTGTCGTTGGTAGCACAACTGATGATGGTGGTATTCTCAATCCTGAGCAGTCCCGCCAGTTCATCGAATACATCTGGGAGCAGCAAGTTTTAGCTCTAGATGGTCGTAGAGTAACTATGCGTTCTAACACTGCAGAACTAGAGAAGCTAAATGTAGGCGAGCGTGTAATCCGTGCAGCAAATCAGGCTGATGGTACATACACAAACGCAGACGTAGCATTCACTAAAGTAGAGATCGTAACAAAGAAGATTAGACTAGACTGGGAAGTTGCAACTGAAGCACTCGAAGATAATATCGAGGGTGCCCAGCTTGAAGATCACCTAGTTCGCTCTATGACTCGCGCATTTGCAAACGATCTTGAAGATCTTGCAATTAACGGTACAGGTTCAGGAACAAACAACTTCTTGAAGATTATGCAGGGCTTCTATGCAAAAGAAGCCGCAGGAAACCAGGCAGCATCTGTCACTTCCAGCGGTTCAGCATGGACCGTACAGGATCTACAAGATATTGTCCTAGCCATGCCACGCAAGTACCGTGGTTCAAGATCTGCAATGAAGTTCTATGCAGGTTCACCAACAATCTCAAGCCTACTTAACAGTCTTGCCCAAACAGGCAACTTCAATTCCGAAAGAATTGTCGAAAGAATTGTTGACGGTAGCGTTCCACAGATTGTCGGTGCTCCACTACAGTACCGCGTTCTCGGACTACCCATCATGGAAGTTCCTTACATGCCAGATGATTATGTCTCACTAACATTCCCAGAAAACAGAATTTGGGGATTCCAGAGAGATGTTACAGTCCACCGCGAGTTCAAGCCAAAGAAAGACACAGTAGAATATACAGTGTTCGTTCGTTTTGGTGTGCAGATCGAAGAAACAGACGCAGTTGCCTACGGCAGCAAGTAATAATTGTTTCTAAATGCAGCGGAGGGGAGTCGATTGGCTCCCCTCTTAAGCATTTATTGAGATGATATAATAAATGATAGGAGGAATTATGGAATCAAGTCCCACAAAAAAGGTATCTGTAAAAAACACACAATCTAAAATACAAAAAACACAAACAGATCCAGTTAAAGTTGCGCTCTTTGCTCCTAATTCCATTGTCCACCCATCTCTTGGAAGACTAAATAATGGCTACACTATCGTAGATTCTGATAAAGCTGAAGAGTGGTTAAAAATTTCAGATAAGGTAAGGCAAGCAACTCCGCAAGAAGTTGCCTCAGCTTTTGAGGTATAAAAATGGAAATTCTTAGACTACCAGAAACAACATCAATTTATATTGATCTCGTAATGCCATCTGCATCTTTACAATATGTTATGCAGTATGAAGACTTATTTACAGGAGAATCTTTTTCTGCATCAGCAACATCTAATGCTTCAAAGGTTGCAAGGTTTACATTAAACTCCAAATACCTTGTCTATTCTGTAAATCTTTTTGCAAACGTATATGACCCATCAAACAACCTTGTTCTATCCGCAGGCATAGATATTGTAAAGCCCTATTGCGATCTTACAACGGTAAAAACAAAACTTGGAATTACTACTGGTCAAGCTGTAGAAGCAGAGAAAGTAGCGAGAAGAATTATTGAGGCTGAGGTAGGGTCTTTTCAATTCGTTCGTAAACTAAAAGAAGTTATTGGAATGGGAATAGACTATTTACCCATTGATGAAAGAATTGTTGTTCTTTATCAAATGTGGGAGAACAATGAAGTTATTTATATAAAAGATGATGACTCATATGAACAATATAAGATAAGCATAGACAAAAGCTCAATTGTACTTGAAGATGAAATTCAGAATAAAGTTGAATACACCAAGGTGTGGAGAGATAGAAACTATGCAGTAACATTCTCTCCTGGATTTGACTACCTACTTGATGCCAGCTTTGGATATCAAGTTATTCCATCAGATATTGAAGAGGCTTGTGAAATGCTGATGCAAGATTTAGTTCAAGGAAATACAAGGTACTTTAGTAGAAACATAACTGAGTTTGATAACAAAGAATTTAAGATTAAGTTTGCAGCAGGATCTTCTGCGGGTACAGGAAACTTGATTGTAGACAAACTACTAATAAGATATAAGAATAGAATTCGACCAGGGGTAATCTAATGTTGCCTAATGGAAACTTGTCAGATCTCATGTATCCAATGACAGCAGATATATATTACTCTACCGCTGAGCAAAGTTCTTTTGGAGAAATGGTAAACACCTGGTCTTTTGATAGAGTAATTAATTGCTCAGCCATAAAAGAAAGACCAGATTCCTCTGTTATAAATGCTATTAGCTCAGAAAAATTTATTGAATATTCTTATAAATTAGATTTTAGAACAGCAGATGAAATATTAAAATCAAGTGACGATATTTCTTACTCCATAACAGAAATTTTAATAACAAATATAAAAGATCCAAGTGGAAAAGTTGTTTGGTTTGAAGTTTTAGACGAGCCAACTGTTTTTGAAATAGGAAACGTAGAACCGATGTTCGACCCTTTTCATAATTTCTTTGGATACAGAATTTTTCTAAGACGGGCAGATGATCAGTCTTGTATACTGTAAAAATAAATTCTAAAGAAGCCATGAAGGTATTGAACAATGTAGTTGAATACTCAGAAGGTTTTATAAAAGAAAGTAAAGCTAAAGAGTCATATGTAGCAAGCAAGTTGGCTAGCACAAGCATTTCTGCTTTCTATCAATACCTTGATGTTCTTGCTAGAACAAATCCAGGAATGCTTCATCATGTATATGAGTGGGGTCAAGTTGGAGACCCTGGAGCAAGACTAGTAGAATTAAAAAAGGTTCTTGCTGGAAAGACAGCACAAGTTTCATCAAATTTTTTGTCATCAACAAGCATTCCAGAAAATGGATCAGAGCCTTTCTTTGACAAGGCAGAGATAATGGAAGAAGGCATAGCCGTTCAAGTAAATGAAGTAAGTGCTCAAGCACTATTTTTTGAAATTGATGGTGAAGAATTTTTTAGAACTGGACCAATTATAATAGAAAATCCTGGAGGGGAACAAGTTAGAGGGTCTTTTGTTAGAGCCTTTGAAGAGTTTTATAACAATTATTTTGATCAGGTATATCTAAGGTCGATAAGATTTTACGATCATTTTACAAGGTCAAGAGAGTTTGAGTCAGGATTCAACTCTGCAGTAAAATCAAGAAGTGCAGGGTCCATGGGTAGACAGTCAGCCCTGAGTTGGATAATCAATGCACCAGGAGAAGATTATGAGTAATCTAGTAGAACCAATAATAAATAAATATATATGGAAGCAGTTTGAGCTTAATGGGGCAGCAAACGTGCCTGGATTTTCTTTTTCAACATATGCAGGGGTTACTCCAATCTTTCCCGTTTCAGATAACAAGTCGGGGGATGCAAAATGGGGACCCAAACCCTATATCATATATGACTCTTTTATGAAAGGAAGAGTAAGCAATAAGTATTTTTATCCAGTAAAGTGTGCTCAGATGATGTACTCAATAAGAGG